AAAAAGGATATGGAAGATGGAAAATACAGAAAGACAACTGGTGGAGGTACGGCAGCTGGGAGAAACTCGAATGTTAGCGACGATTACAAAAGAAACATTCTTGAGAGAATTCTCGGTTCCGGCGGTACAGGTGGCATGCAGGGCGGTTAATTCTTATCCGGCTGTATTTAATAGTAATACGCCTTCCCTATCGGAAGTAGAGCAGGCATACGGTTACGATTGCCTTCAGGCATATTTGGAAGGATGGATTGTAAATCTGCGTGAATTTGTGAATGTAGGCAAGAAGATGACAGATGCTCAAACTTTTGAAACTGCCATGATAATATTACAGGATTACAAGTGTCTTACAATAGCTGATATAAATCTTCTTTTCAAACGTGCTAAAAGTGGGTATTATGGAAACCTGTATGACCGCTTGGACGGACAAATCCTTCTTGGATGGTTCAGACGGTATTTTGCAGAACGCTGTAGTGCGGCAGAAGAAGCCTCAATATCAGAGGCTGCTAAATATAAGTCTGACCCTTATGAACGCACCAGTGGAAGAATTGATTCCAAAGAACATGCTTTTAAATTGTGGAAAATGAAATATTGGAAAAATGAAGTCAAATGAATACATTTGCGTATTCAGTAATAAAAATACCAAAAATGGAAAACGAATTTAAGAAAATAGGATGCTTCGTGCAATCGGCTTTTGATAAACTTAAAAAGTCCGGAGATACAGTTGATGGTATAAGTGGCATACCAAGCGGATTTAAGGATTTGGATAAAATAACATCAGGTTGGCAAAACGGTGATTTAATTGCTATTGGAGGACGCCCCGGAATAGGGAAAACATCATTTGTACTTTCAATGATTAAAAACATGGTGGTCGAAAATAAAATTCCTGTAATCTTATTTTCGCCCTGTATGAGCCCTCAAAATGTGATAAATAGCATTTTATCTAATATGTGTTCCATTCCAAACGACAGCTTTTTGAGCGGGATGTTAAAGCCTTACGAATGGAATCTTATTGAAAAAGGAATAGAAATTTTAAAAGAGTGTAACCTCCTTATTGATTCAACTCCTATTTTAAAAATAGATAATTTATGCGAGAAAGCAAAAGAAGGGGTAACGAAACACGGCGCGAAAATAATATTCATAGATTATCTTCAGTTGTTGTACCAAGAGGCTAAATATTCAGAGAATAGGTATTTGGAATTAAACTACTTTACCCGACGACTTAAAAGTTTAGCAAGAGAGCTTAATGTTCCTGTAATAATCACTTCACAGTTAAACAGGGATATAGAAAAGAGAGATGAGTATTATATGAAGCGCCCTCAATTAACTGATTTCCGTGATAGTGGGACTATATGCGATGATTGTGATATAGCCTTATTCATTTATAGACCCGAATTTTATCAAATATATTTTGACGATAGAGGGAATGATATGCGTGGAGTGGCAGAAATTATTTTGGGGAAACATAGAAACGGAGCATTAATTGATGTATTATTGGAATTTCATGGTGAATTTAAACGGTTTAATAATATAAATATATAAATTCCCATCATATATCATATTAAAAGCAGCCATCTTAATTTCTGAGATGGCTGCTTGTTTTATATACATCTCAATGAAAAAATGCTGATGTCACCATGAGTATGCCAAAGAAAGTCAAACCGGAAATTGTATATGTCAAATGCCGGAATTGCAAGAATGCCTCGGACTTCGGGGATAATTCTACGTATTGTAAGGCTAAAGGGCATAGAATGTGTGCCTGTGACAGATATGGGCAAATTTGCAATAGTTTTCAAAAGAAATAATTATAACGAAATAGGAGAAAATTATGAATATCGAGATGCAGACAAAGATACGTGAATGGGAAGCGGAACGCGACAGGAACCTGCGCATCCACTGTCCTCTTGTAGCCGCCAAATTCCAAAGATGGATTGACAGGGCGAAGAAAGAGGACGGAAACAAGAATACAGACAACAAGAAAGGGGGCAATCCATGAGAAATAAGCTGACTGTAAACGACCTCCCCGCGGATGTGGTGGAACGGATAAAAAAGATAATCAATGAGGACAGGCAGATGCTGAAGCTGAGGGAAAGGCACGCTTCCTTTCTCAGGTCACACCGCTATATGGAGGCAATGAAACTCAAACAGATGATGGACGGTATAGAAAAACGTGTCATAAACCAATACCTTTCCGAATATGAGGGGATGTCGGAATCCATGGATAATTTCATGCGTGAAATGTCGGAAGAGGACAGGGAAGAGATAAACGTCCTTACCAACAGTATCATCATGCTGTGTGATATGGTAGAGACCTTTACGATGGACTGTAACGAGATTTAAAAAAAATATCATCCTGATTACCGTATAGAGATGTTTGACAAGGTTTCCGAATGCGGGAAAGCCGCCAAAGCTCAGGTGGACTTCATGTCAAAAAGCACGGATATGGTTTACCAGTGTGCCTTTGCCGAGGATGCGGACAAAATAACAGAAATGGTTAGGAACAAGGTCAAGGCTTTCATCAGAAAGCTGAAACGGAAGAAAAAGGCGGAACATGAAAACTGCTGATGGTTATCCTGTGGTATGTTACGGTGTAAAAGGTAAATACAATATACATCGCATCTGCCGCCGTTGTGCCATATATCGTAAATACGATTCAATTCCCGAAAAGCCATGCTACAGGCTTCATGGAATACATCTGTTGGGCAAAAGAGAATGCCCGATCTTTGAACAAAAAATTATCGAAATATCAAAATAACGAAAAATAAACAATATCATGGAACAGAAAATAAAGGCTTATAAAGCATTTGATAAAGATTTATCTTGTAGAGGGTTTAAGTATGAAGTAGGTAAGGAGTATGAAGAAACAGGTTACATAAAGGTATGCGAGAAAGGTTTTCATGCATGTCCTTATCCTCTGGATGTTTTTGGTTACTATCCGCCGGCTGGGGCAAGGTTTTGTGAGGTTGAGCAGAGTGGTAAAATAGACGATTCAGAAAGTAACAAGGTTTGTTCTTCAAAAATTAGAATAGGTGCTGAGCTTGATATAAGGGGGCTTGTGAAAGCAGCTGTATCTTATGTCAAGGAACGGTGTACTAACGAGTGTAATGCGGAACCGGGAAAACCTGCTACGGCTGGTTATAGTGGTGCTGCTACGGCTGGTTATAGTGGTGCTGCCACGGCTGGTGATTATGGTGCTGCCACGGCTGGTAATTGTGGTGCTGCTACGGCTGGTGATAGAGGTGCTGCCACGGCAAGAGGAAAGGCTTCAACAGGATCTAATGGTTTGTCAGTAGCAAGAGGAAAAAATGTTCAGGTAAAAGGCGGAATAGGTGCAATTTTGGTCATAGCTGAGGAAAGGGATAATACGTATGATATTGTTGATTGGAAGGCTGTAGTAGTTGATGGTGAGGTTGTCAAGGCTGATACATGGTATAGACTGGAAAACGGTGAGTTAGTGGAAGTTGATTAACAGTTGGCTGATAGAGCAATTAGAATTTAACTAATAACAGGGAAGAAATGAATACAACTTTTGAAAAATCGGCTAATAGTACCGATGAATGGTACACACCGAAAGAAATTATAGACGCATTGGGTGAATTTGATTT